CCCAGGGATAAATCCCGACTCCCCTTTAAGCTTCGCGTTAAGCTAAGCTCGAGGAACCATCCGCCGACCTTCCTTGTGGGTCGACGGCTAACGTGACATCATCACGATGTTACGCAGCAACCACTTCGATAGTACTTTTCGCCCAAGGCCACCGCGTTAGCGGCACCTCAGGGTTCTCAAGCCACCATTGCTCCTTCACAGGAGTGGCTCGAGGGTACTGTCTCCCCCCATCGTTCTTGCGAACGATCTCGTACCGGGGGGTGTAGCGAAGTGTAAACGCACTTTCGGAGGGTGAACCCCGAAGCGCGGCCATCAGCGTCGCATGCTCGAGAGCATGTTCAGACGCCATCTCCTTACCATCCGTGTCAACGGTTGGCTTGGCACCTAGGGCCAAATAGCCCCAAGACCAAGTTTGTCGGTTGTACCAACAAAGGGGAGATGCCATAACCACATCTTTAGGAACCCAGAAGGCTCCATCGATGGTATCACCAGACCTAGTGCCGTAAGGCACCTCGGGGTCAAAGTCGCATACAAAACGTACAGGTTCGGGAACAGCTTGGTAAAGCCATTCTCTAATTGACGCGAAGTAGTCTGCGACCTTGCCACCACGGCGAAGTGATTGGTTATGAAACCCGAAGTACGACTCAAGGGTTTCGAGTCGTTTATCCAGGAAGATTGGCCGGACGTCTAGTCCCGAATGCCAGTCCGCTCCGCAACTTTCACGAAAGGGTCCTTCACAGAACGTCTTCCGCACGTTAGGCACAAAACCGAAGAACCGCAGTAAAGCGATCACCCGGTCAAACGCCGATTTCCGAACGATGATGTCGTCGCCGTAGACTCGAAAGTCGCTGGCTAGACCACGCTCGGCATAAGCTGCGTGACAGATACTCGAAAATATCAATGTCTGAAGCGGGAAACAAAAACCGTTGCCCATTGACGTGAATTTCTCATACCTGCCTGACGTTCCGTCAGGCATGAGGAAATTCTTACTTCTGCACTTGTCAAGTAACTCGAACCACTCCGGTGGAAGCAATTCGCGTACAACCTCTGTCGCCAGCGTGTCGCTGGCGGATGAAAGGTCGATAGTGCAGTATGGGTCGGCCTCGTCAGGGAATGAACCCTGCCAAGCGAGGTGCTGATTAGGCTCCTGCTCAGATAAATCTAAACCCACCCGGTTAAGGGCAGATCTCAACTCGAGGTCGATACCTTTTTGAAGGTACGTCAGCAAAGTCGGTTCGGCCGCGATGGTGCGATGCACCAACGCGGTCTTCGGCACAAATGCTATTTTATTATGGCAGACTAGGCTTACCGATTTATTAAACCTATCGACGAACTCACGCACGTCGAGACACACCGGCTTGCCATCCTGATTGGACAGCAAGAACTCGGTGATATGGAAGTTATTCCATACGGCTTCGGCCGCCAAGTACAAGGCCTCGGGTGTCACGGTCCAACCGTCTTCCGCTTGCATGAGCTTGCGTAGGATGTTGGTAGCATTACCGTGCACTCCGAGTGAGGCCCCACCTGTAAAGTCGCACTTCTCGAAGATTGCCTGAAGATCAGGAGTAGGCGCCGGACCATCTTGGTCGGCGTCAGCTCGATTACGCAAAACGTAATTGATCCAGGTTCTCATAGTGTGGATGCTTGAAGCCTCCACGCCCGAGTTCAGCCGTCGAACGGCTTTGAATTTCCGATTTGTCCACTTGCTTCGCCATTCGGCTGACAAGAACACCTTCTTCGCCTTTTCTTCGGGGTCTTGGACCCCAGGCAAGTCGAGTGCTGGATACTTTCGGATAAGTGCTGAAAGCTGATGCATGCGGTAATGTTCCGCAGGGTCGCCATACACTGTGCGCGACAAATCGTCAGCTAGTACCAAAAGATCCTCGTGATCCCCTTGCTTCAAGTCCATGAGGACTCTAATGCGTAGGGCGAGGGGGTACTCATTACTGGTTACTGCCAAACCCACTATCTCCCGCCAGACGCGGTTCGGATGTGGGAGCCTCTGGCGCATTGCGCGCCGGGTGCTGCGAGGGATAAACATTACGTTCTCCAATAGGAAGGGATATCGCTGGGGCAGGGCGCCCCAGGTCATTCCGGATGACGAGCAGCAAGGTCACAAGGACCATTGCCGTCAAGGCGATAGCTCTCACCATGAAGATCAACTTAAATGTTGATAGTCAGGTTTTTCGCGAGAGCCTTTGCCCAAGCTTGCGCGAACGCAGCGCTGGCATCCGTATGCAGTGTATCCACATCCGCAGCGGCGGCACCGACCGGAATCGAGACGTGAATGTCTACGATAGCATCGGAGCTAGTCGTCTTCGCACCCGTGAGGGGCAAAGTGCGGGTCATTTTCACACGCGAACGACCGTTCCCAGAATAGACAGCATTTCCCTTCGGATGCGTCCGGTAAACATCAATCCTGTCCTTGGTGGACAGGGTCGACGCCGGACCGATGTAGGGGATGCTGTTCGCGCTGGTAGCGGCGTCAGCGGTGTAGACCTTCGTGTTTACAGTGATAGACATAAGTGGAGTAATTCCATAAGTAGAAACAGCAACTCAAAGAGTGTATCAAGCTCCATGCTACCCTTTACAGGTGAGCATGTGCCGCCCAACGATCCTTCGGGTTCACGGGTCTTGCGAGCCGTATCACCTTGGGTGTCGGAGGCAGAACTCGACTCAAGTTGCTTAGTTTCTGGGTTGTAATAGAAAGGACACTGAAAAGCAATCCAATGTCATTATTGAGCGTCGTGATGTCGCTCAAAGCTAGTGTTGGCACCCCAATATCGGGCACCCTGTAAAAGGACTCCTCGATTAAAGTGTCAGTTCCAGTACCGTCGCGCGCTCGCTGCCAGTTAGGTAAGTTGTAGTTCGAAACGTCCCTTGTGAGGATGTGACGAGTTTTGACCGAGTAACCGTGCGTGATGCGCTTAGTACCTGCGCGAGGTGTAATAGCGGAAATCAGATCTCCGACATTCACCATACGATCAACCAAAAACGAGAGAGGTACCAGTTCCCAGGCAGCTGCCGGGATATCCGATAAACTCATTCCCCATTCTTCGTTGTCCGTTAGCTGCAGCGCGTTTTCATACAAGATCCATGGCCTTACAGCCACTTCTCTTTTGTACTTGTACGCTGCAGTGTAGGTATACACGCCTCCAAAGGTCTCAGTCTGGGACCAGGCGTCTGTATACACATGCGACTCGTTCGCCCTGGCAGTCTGCCAAGGTGTTCGGGGCCGCATCTTAGGGCGCAGTTTCTCAAGGATAGATGAAACGTCCTTGATCAGTGGCATGAAACCATACACGACCTCCAGGTGGAGATCTGCAAGGTTCTTGCGCACTTTCTCTTCAGAACGTCCACGGCGTCGCGTGTGCTGAATACCTAACATCTTCCTTTCAAGGGAATTTGCCAAGGCTAAACCCGTTTTAAATGGGTTTTTCAGATACCGCAGCGTCTGCCCGAGCTCACCGAGGGTGACTAATCCCTCGAAGCCAGGCTTAGCTACGTTCGCTATGCAACGTGTCCTCGCTATGTCGATCAATGAGTTGATCGCGTACGGAGTAGGCCTACCCACCAACTTTGCGTCGATGGAGGTAAGAGGCGCATTTGTCCAATGCGGCCCTGTCAAGTCGCCATATTCTAACGGGTTCACCGTTTTGAACTTTGGCCCAGCGGTCGTCGTAAACTTTTCTGTCCTTTTTCGGGACATAGGGTTGTTAACAACACGCCCTTGACTTCTCCGTTGAGAGAAGCGAGCTGTAACATAATCTGACATCGTTTCATAAACCCCAGTAGTACCGGGGTTCGCCCACGAAGTCGAGGTAATCACCCCCGTAGGGGATGACCAGGTAGCACTTTTGTTCGCATCGGCAGTAAAGCCCCCGCGTTCTCGAGTGCGCCATGCTTCGACTGTAGTCATGATATGTTACTTTCTTGAGTTTTGGACCTGTTGGTCCTTAGAGGTGTTCTCTTCAAAACACCGGGCAGCATAGCGCTGCACCGATACCCCTATCCTACGCTGGGGGAAGATGTGCCAGTTCGGTAACCAGTCGCAAACGTCGTGCGAGTTCCTCATCGCTGAGGTCCTCAAACGCCACTTCTGGTACAACAATATCGTGCTTACGCGCGATAATCCGAGCAAACGCCATATACGCAAACTGATTCCACTGTCGTTCTCCTTGTGGGAGCGCGGTCGGAACTTGTTCGCTGCGGGTTTGGTTGTTGGGCATATCTTCCTTTCG